AGTCTGATAGTTTTGATTTTCTTAAATATCCCATTAAGTTCTTCTACTCCTCATGTGAAATACTCCTTCATATTCTGCACTAGCTAATAATGTAGGCAAGAATGTATTGTTTTTTATATCTATATCAACTCTATCTGACTTACTCATAATAGGTACTTTAAATGTTCCTGTATCTAAATTAATCTGACCAATAGAAGCAGAAGCAGCACCAAGCAAACGACCAGTAAATTTATGTAGAGATGTATCTCTGTTCTCTGGTGTAACTTCTACCTGGAAGAAACCAGAATCTTCATACTTGATATAAAAATGATGAATCTGTAATCGACCACTAATTAATTCAGTAGCACCTCCACCACCTTGAGTTAATCTCTGCTGACTGAATCTATAGTGCATTTCATAAGGTTCACCAATAATAAACTTACTATTTCTGAAATCTCCTGTAGCTGTGATGGTAGAAGTAGAGCCATTGGTTGCATTAGTAGTTGTAAGTGCTTGTCCTGATATAAGAGTTTTTGTATTACCTTGAGCATCAACAAACGTGCTTGTTTCTCCACTCGCAAGATACCTGCCAACTATATTCATATCGGCTCTTAATCTATAAGGAACTGTAAAGGTAGAGATGCCAGTAGAAGAGTTATAAGCAACAGACACACCGCTAGTTGCTTCTGTTACTTTATGGTCAAGATGATATTCAAACTCTGCATTAGGTTCTCTGAAGTTTGTCTCAAATGGTATTTTTTCTAATGTAACTCCATTAGCTTCTTGTATAACCATTATTAAATCAGTACCAATAAAATCAATATTTAAGATAGATCTATTACTGTTGATAGTAAAAGTAAACCAAGCATTTAAGGCTTTAGTAAAACCTTCACCATATAACCATCTGTTTACATATAGCTTGTTTGGATTTTCTGTACCAAGCAAGACAAGAATATCCTGGTTGTTTGATACTGCCATTTTAAAAATACCACTTGGTATCAGTCTTGGTACATGAATAGTTGTGTTTGCAGCATCTTGAATCTGTTGATTACCTGCAATAATATATTCTCTAATACCTGCAAAAGAACCTTTTTTTGTTAGAAAATAAATAGAAGAACCAGAACCTACAGGTTGTGCTGCTGCATTACTTTCAAATTCAGTTTGTACCAGTACGTTAGCTGTTGAAGGTGTAAGGTTATCGGCTGAACTTGATAAGACAAATTGTGTTTGTTCAGAAAATAATATCAACTTTTCTCCCATAGTTACTGCGTGTTTTAAGATCGCAACTTTTGTATGAGATGCAGCTACATCTATGGGTTCAGTATCTAAAACTGATATAACTGTTTCTGGAAAAAAATTAAAAAATTCTGATACTGTTGAAAGTATTACATTATCACCTGCTAAAAATCCAAGCCTGTTTCTAAAGAAAAATACGTTATTAATTTTTTGTCCAATAAAAGAAGGATCTGGTGCTGATACTAAATCACCAACAATACGTTCACCCCATTTTGGAAGGTCAAATGATTGACCACTTGCTGTATAAGAATCTCCATCTACTCTTGCAAATCTAAAGTTACCATCAGCCTGACGTATCAAAACGTGTGGCATAGTATCGTAATTAAATTTAAAAGGTATGCCAGCTTCTACTGTTTCAGACCATTGGCCTTCTTCAAAAGCATTTCCATTGTTAGTCGTAAATTTAACGTAGTAATTATCAAAATCTGTACTTTCATCACCAACCACTTCTACTACATATCCATTAGGTGACACATTTGGTAGATCAGTAAACTGCTGTACTGTATCTTTTATGACTGTCATTTTGGTATTACCTTGAGAGTCATTACCATCTATTGAAAAATCACTACCATCATTCTTTTTTATATGTATAACAGGACCATTTCTGGCAATAGCAAAACCTGTAAGGCCAGAGTTTAAACCGCCTGCAAGATCAGTAGCTACAGTTGTAGTTGAAAGAGGATCGTTGCCAGTAGTGTCATCTGTTACTGTCACTCCATCTACAGTCACAGAATAAGTAGTTTTAGATGTTGCCTGGTTTATGAATATAATTGCCTGAGTTATGTTGCTTGCACTATTTGATAAGGCACTATCCATTGCAGGGGTGATACTGGTATTAACAACAAACGTGAAGTCAGCAATAGTAACTGTCTTCATTACACTTCTAGGATTTGATGTGTTTAAATATGATGTGCCATCTGGTTTATGGACTGTAAGTTCTGTACCATCTAATTCAAAAACTTTTACATTACCATTACTAAATACAGCTACATACTGTTCAGTTGCATCTCTATTTATAGTTTGAATATGTACATTTCCTAGAGTTGAATTGCTAATTGTTGCCAAGAATTGAGATCCAGACCTTTTTGTAAGGCCAAGAACAGGGTTACTGTCAGCATTGTCCTGTATGTCAGCGTGATCTGCTTGTTTCAAAGCATCAGAAGACTGCGATATACCTCTTAATAATGTAGG